AGAAAATCACAACAAATCGCTATTAATACTAGACGTGGCTCAGCTAACTGGGTTGTAGGTAATCCAAGAGCAGTCGCAATTTTGGAAACTTTGTCTGCATTCACAATTGCTCCAGTAGCAGGGGATGTAAGCATTCAACCAACAGGTGTTTCAAGAATTGGTTCTCTTGAAGGTAGATTAACAATTTATCGTGATACTTTCCAATCAAAAGATCAATTTATAATGGGATACAAAGGACCATCTGAGTACGACACAGGTGTAATTTATCTACCATATATTCAACTATTGGCAAGTAAAGCAACATTTGAAAATTCATTCCATCCAACAATTGGTTTGATGAGCAGATATGCAATTCATACACATATTTTTGGTGCGAGGAATTATTACCAATTAATTAACCTAATTGATCTTCCTTCATAACTGACGGAAAATTAATATAGTTAATATATAATTTAAACCCTAAGTAATTAATTTTACTTAGGGTTTTTTTATGCAAATTACAAACAAAATGGTTTACAACTTAATATATGTGTGTTATGATAAATACTTACTGGAGGTATT